CGAGATAGCCTCAGGCTGCTATATCGAGTGCAACGAGATAGCCTCAGGCTGCTATATCGAGTGCAACGAGATAGCCTTATGCTGCTACAGGCTGCTATACTCGAGGTTTTTATTGTCTCCATCCCCTTTATTTATTGGATTCTACTAACTTTTTTCATTTATTTTCATTTATTTTCATCAAGGGGGCTTGCAATCAATCTTGGCCTGATCTATCTCTACCTCATCGGAAGCAAACAAGGCGCTACCGGATACGGGGACCCACTAGCCCAAGAGCATACAACAAGTGGCGGCGTAAGTGCTCCGATCAATCCACACGGCGAGGTGTGGCGGCAATCCGAGAAAACAGAGCTAGTCCAGCGGTAACTGGGTATTTACTTTTTAGACAAGCACATCAAGTCGATGTGTTTCTTAAAGGAGTATTTACAAATGACATATCGCCAACGCAAACGTCACAACATCATCTTGTGTTTTGGGGCAAGTATCCTTGCAATCACAGTCACAACCCTTTTAATCTTAGCGTTAATCTAATAGGAATCTTTTAAATGGCTCAGGTAATATTAAACGGCCTATCAATCGGCACAATCACAGATGTTAACCTAGACACTTTCATTCGCAACACACGGCTCACAATCGTTAGTCGTACTGCTACCACAATCAGCTTTGAAGGATAAGACAATGCATTATGATATTTTTGATCGGGGGTTCTACCTGACACTGGTACGTTTGGACGGGGAATCCGTTTGCTTGCAAGGGCAGGATGCCACGACATTCCGTGACGGGTATCAGGCTTGCCCTAGTGACTGGACAATATCACGCTACATTGAGCAAGTAGGGTATGATATTTTATTTGAAGGTTGATTTATTGGACGCATCTTACGGGGTGCGTCTAAATAAGCCAAACCAAACCTTGAAAGGATAAGACAATGGCACGTAAGAATACACTGAGAATGGTAAATGCTTTACTTAATGGTAAAAACGCAAAGGCGGCGCGGGATACTGTAAGCAATGGCGCTTGGAAACAACACGGTAATACGATTGCCTACTACGCAAATGGTAATCTCCGCGTTACTCTGTCAGGTTACAACAGCGTATCCACACGAGAACGTTTGAACCAACTGCTAACAAGCTTGGGCCTTCACCGCGTAAGTTTCAGCCAAAAGAATTATGAGGCCGTTATCAAGGTTGATGGCAAAGTTGTGACAGAGATTGATCCAGATGATGTTTGGACAATCGACGAGCTCAAAGATATGGTGAAAGGATCAAGATAATGAAATACCGTATCCGCAATTTCATCGCAGAGTTAGTTATGCTAGTCTGCATACTTATCATATCGGGCGCTGCCCTCTTTCTAGGATCATTCTAATGCTAAATAAAATCATATTCGCAATCGACGATAATACAGACGTTCATGCAGTCGCTAAATTTATGCGCCATATTGATACAGCCCGCGCTATGGGCAACCTCAAAGGGTCCTTTGTGCAATGCATTGGATGTTATGAAGGCCAGCTAGAACCATCTTATATGATGGACGAACGCGACTATCGCGCTTTAGTTGATGAAAAACACTACGTTGAGTATCAGGATTGCATCTTGCATGTACCTGCGGATACTCGCCAACCTTGCACCTTAGAATACCCAGATGAAGAACACCGCCTAGTCCTAGCGCCCATGCGTGAAGTAACGGCGGCTGAGGCTATGCAATGCAGGGCTTGGACCTACGTTCAAGCAACTAACAAATACTTCACCACAGAAAAGGTTTAAGATAATGTTTGAGATTCTTGGGATAATTTTTGAAGGTTGGGAAGGTTGGGTGTTAATTGGCGCAGTCGCACTGGGAGCGCGTTGGGCTAAGCAAGATGGCAACCTAAAAGATGAATACAAAGACTAGGAGTAACTACAATGCAAACTATACAGGAATATTCGAATCGCGACATCGATGCCAGTTTAATGCTGCGCCGTCTTACAGCCTATCGTAATGTTACCACTGAAGAAGCTGAGGAGCGTCTAAGCTTTCTTAAAGAAAAGCGCGATGATGGTATTCGTAATTATAAACGGGTCGACACCTTGGACCATGAAATAGGCAGTCTGTTGCTATTAATTCAGAATCGCAATCAATGGTCTGACTACTGTTGTGATGATGTAAGTCATTGGGTAGGTGCAATATGAAGATTTACTTTTATCGCATCTTTATAGCATTATCAGTGTTGTTAAATGTCATACTAGGCGGTTACAGTAATCAAACATTCAGCGCCCGCAATCATCAGCGTAAGCGCGAAGGTCGCTTGAATATAGAAAAACCACTAGACCGCATCCTAGGCGAAGGACATTGCCTAGAATGTTGGGTAAACTGGATGATTAGAAAAGGACATATCTCAGATGGACAATAAACTATTATCAGAAGCCGTAAACGAGCTTTACTTTTTAAATGTTGAATTCGGGAAAGCTATTTGGGATTCCTCAACAGAAGATGAATTGTTAGCAGTTATTAACAGTTTACAAGAGGACCTAAACAGTATTATAGCCCATATTGAATATCAGAAATAATAACCCACACCCCCAAGGAGACAAAGAAAATGACTTACACAGATACACCTATTTTTGACCTAACACCAAACGGCGCTCTATCAGTTAGTGATGAAAGTGAATTAACTTCTCAACTGCCTGATTACTTTATCGAAGCAATCTTAGAAAACCTACTAGGTGGCTATGATGTTTAATTTTATCAAAGACTACTGGGCTTTGTGGTACTATGGGCCTTGTATTGGTTCAATGGTAGCCGTCACACAAGCCCGTCGGGAAGAAGGTTTACAGATACAGCGAGACACAATCGAGGCTGGCTTAAATTGTCGTGTCAAGATTGTCGAAGATTCCGTAGAAATAAACGGCGCTGACTTCGAGATTGACGATAATACAATAATTCTTGTGTCTGAATTTGAAGGCGGTGTTTTAGGTCCACCCACAGACCAAATCTACACCTTAACATTTGATGAAAGGATTTGAGATGCTAGCCGCTCACTGTCTAGCCTTGGCAATCTATTATGAGGCTCGTAACCAGCCTATTGATGGGCAGCTGGCCGTTGCTCAAGTTGTGATGAATCGTGTTGAGTCTAAACGGTATCCCAATGATGTTTGTGGTGTTGTGTGGCAAAACAAGCAATTCTCCTTCACACATGATGGCCTCCCTGAGCGTCCTAAGCATCATTCATGGGGGGATATACAGGGGATGGCAGAGATGGTGCTTTCTGGGGCCTCTCACGGCCTCTCAGGGCTATCTGCAACACACTACCACGCTAACTACGTCCAACCCTACTGGGTAAACTCAATGAAGCTTGTCGGAAAGATAGGCGATCACATATTTTACATTGAAAACTGAAAGGAACTACAATGCCAACATTCCATATCGTACTAGAATCGACATATCCCGAAACAATTGTAGAAGAAATTATTGAAATTGAGGCGGCTAGCGCTGATGAAGCAGTAGAAGCTGTATTAGATGGCGATGGATACCAGTTGAAAACGTCGACCTGTTATGGTGAGTCTGATGTAGAAGTTATAAAGACAATCGAAAAGGCTTAAATACTATGTATACAATATTTACACATGACGTTTGTGTATTTTGTGACCGAGCCAAGGCTACCTTAAGCCAACTCAGTCAGGAATATCAGGAAATCAACATCCAGCAACATAAATGGGCCTTGGATTTGGTTAAACGGTCAGGTTTTAAAACAGTCCCTCAAATATATTCCCCAACTGGTCACCATATAGGCGGTTATACTGAACTTGGGGAGTTCTTAAAGGATCAACAAATGGAAAAGCAACATGATTGAAGTAACTTATGTAGACCACATGGGCAACGATTTGACCACAGTTAACGCGGCGCGGGTCAGCTTTGGGAAGAAAAGCGGCTGGGAGGCACCCTTTGAGGACTGTGATGAATCACTACTCAAGCTATCTGACCGTGATACCAAGTTAATTAAATATCTTGCCAAGCATAAGCACATCAGCCCGTTTGGGCATTGCTTTGCATCCTTCCATGTAAAGGCCCCAATCTTTGTGATCCGACAGTTAGTCAAGCATCAATATCTCAGAATTAACGAAGTATCGCGTCGATATATCACGTCTGAACCTGAGTTTTATGTGCCTGAGGTGTGGCGAGGCCGCGCCGAGGACGTCAAGCAAGGCTCTGATGGTGTGGCAGATACCAGCATCACATCAGAATACATCAACAACCAAACACGAATAATCTATAAGAACCTGTTAGATGATGGTGTGGCACCTGAACAAGCCCGTATGGTGTTACCTCAATCGACAATGACAGAATGGTACTGGAGCGGCTCTTTGGATGCCTTTGCTGCCATGTGCAACCTACGTTGTAAACCTGACACACAATATGAGTCACAGTTAGTTGCTAATCAGATCGACACCATAATGAGTGATCTATATCCTGTATCGTGGGAGGCGCTCAGAGGACGTTAGGCAAGGCTCAGGTGTTGCATTAGCTGAAAGCAAGGTATCCTGTAAGTTGGAGCACCTTGATAGAGTAATAATATTACAAAAACACAAAGGAATATGAAACATGTCTTCCCAATCCTCAATTAACTTTCAACCCCACCCTAAACGGGCAACAAAATACAAAGGAGCTGCTAATAAACCTCTAGTTAATTTGATTCCTAAGACGGAAAACCAAGCCCTTTACATGAAAGCATTGAAAGAGGAGGCTCAGGTGATCTGCATGGGGCCTGCGGGTACAGGTAAGACATATGTCGTGGCAACTCACGCGGCCAACCGATACATCTCTAAGGACATCCATAAAATCATCATCACACGCCCTCACGTGCCCGTAGGACGCGATATCGGCTTTTTGAAGGGTGACCTAGCCGACAAGACGTTACCGTGGGCTATGCCCGTCCTAGACGTCCTAGAGCAGCATCTAGGTAAGGGTGCTGTGGAGACTGGCCTAAAGAATGGTAATATCGAAGTCGCTCCTATGGCGCTTATGCGGGGACGGTCTTTCGATAATGCTTACATCATTGTCGATGAAGCCCAGAATATCACAATCCCCGAACTTAAGATGGTGGTGACTCGAGTGGGTGAGAATAGTACCTTGGTGCTCAATGGGGACACTAAACAGTCCGACATTAATGAACAATCAGGCCTCTCAAAGGCTATTCACCTCGCTAAGAAATACAATATCAGTGCACCTGTGGTTGAGTTCACAACCGATGACATTATTCGATCAGATGTGTGTAAACAATGGATCATCGCATTCGATGAGGAAGGACTATAAGATGGACGGAATCAAAATATTTAAATCATTAATCCTTGGGGTAGCAATACTTATCCTGATTTCGGTGATCTCACTTAAGGAGGCCACAGCTGACACCACACAAGATAACTGTGTGAGCGCGGGTAATGTAGCCATGAAGGTTGCTGGATTCAGGGACGTAGGTATCCCACTGGAGATGGTTGTCGGTAAGCTGATTGAGGCTGGGCTGAATAATGATATGGCAGTGAAGCTGGTTGTGTGGGTCTACAGCGTACCAGAGGCTGACAGTGTAGCTATCGGTCAGTGGTTCTATCGCTTTTGTATGAGGGAAGCAGGGGAGCCTGTCTGATTGAAGTAACTTACAGCGACTAATAGAAGGAGAGACTAGATGACAGAGTGTAAATTCACACCACCGACAGAGTTTCCTGCTGAGTATGTCACGAAACGCGGACGCAAGGTTGTTTTACTGGGTAGAGCACCTGTAGGGGATTACCCTCTAATTGGGTATATCATCTATACAGAAGGTGGTTCTCATTGGTCCGACTACTCAAGTGCAGAGGGATGGACAGAGTATGGTCAGTACCACAGTGATTGGCCAAGCCCAGACGATCTCCAAAACACCTTCAAGCATATCACAAGTCAGAGAGAGTACTAAATAAATGTTTACTGTAGAAATGGACACAGCTGAGGGTGAAAGTAGTACAATCACAACCCTAGATGAAACAGGAACCTTCCCAGATGTTGAGGTGAATATATTCGATGATATGGTGGTAATTCGCCAGATCAAAGATGTTGAGAAGGATATTGTGTTAGATATGGTGGTTATAAGCCCCGAGCAATGGAGTGATATTCTAGCAGCAATGCAGATGCCAGCTGGGGTGTATAAAAAGGAGTTAGTATGACAACACAGACTAGGATGGAGCGGCAACTAGAGTTGGAAATGCGGGCTAATGATTACTCGCATGACCGTTTAATGAAAATCATCCAAAAGAGAACCGCGTCAGGTAATGCAGATGAGTTACTAGAGGGTCGTTTGATCCTACTACACAGCATTGACCGACTCTCAGAGAAACTCAAGGAGTATTTTGACGCCCCGCTACGGGGTAAAGCTGGCTCAGTTCGCAATATCCTAGCTGAGGAGTTTGAGACTAGTACAAAGGACCTAGCCTATGTGATCTTAGTGACCATGGTTCGATATATCTCTCAGGAGAATACAGTGCCTGTGTCGCATATGATTAGGACACTGAATAAAAACATCCACGACAGTATTCTAGTAAGGAGGCTAGATAGAGAAGCTGCTACGCTGGGGTCGTTTGTTGATAGACGGTTCCGTAAGAGGTCCGCTGAGTTTCGTCAAACCGAGAAACTAAAGATCGTCCAGCGTCAGGACAGTATGAAGGAAAGCAACCTAACACCTCTAACGGCTTACCTAGGTGCTTCTTTACTTGATATTGTAATGAAGAGTGGGATCAACATCATCGAACTCAAGGTCATTAGGCAGAAAGATAAGACCACCCGCTACATCGTCTACACAGATGAGTGTTACCGAATGGTCCTACAGAGCCGCAGTATCCTCCTAGAGGATTACAGGAGATATCCTATTCTCGTGGTAAAGCCTAAGGACTGGACAACATATAAAGGCAGTGGAGGTTACTACACAACTTCGATCTATAAGCTGTCTATGATCAAGGCCCGCACCGAGACTCGAGGTATCCTACAGCGCTACTTCAATACTCACGAAACTGAGAACTTAGCGACAATCCTAAACACTCTGCAAGCTACCCCATGGAGAATCAACCAGCGGGTGTTTGAGGTGATGGATTATGTGTTCACCAACAACATCGAGGACCCTAACTACCCTAGGCACAATCCTCGACTAGTCGGTCGGTTACCTCTCAACGCTACTATGGAGCCTGAGGATTACATCAACCCTCACAACTATGGTAATATTCATAAAGATGGCCCTAAGAAAGGCCTACCTACCGAGAAGGCTATGTGGCGTAAGCGTTTTGCCGACATTGAGACCCAGAGGGATATCTGTATCTCTAATAATGGTAGGGCTCTTATGCAGAATATGATCATGGCTAACGCTAGAGAGTATCTAAACGAGGAGAAACTCTACTTCAGCTACCAATACGATAGCAGGGGTCGTATCTATCCCATCCAACAACACTTACAGCCCCAAGGCTCAGGTAACATCAAGTCGTTGCTTGAGTTTGCTACAGGCAGTAAGATCGAAACTGAGGAACAGCATCGCTGGTTCTTGATCCACGGTGCTAACACTTACGGGTTCGATAAGTTGTTGTATGAAGATCGGATCGCTAAGATCATGGAACTTGAAAGCGACATCCTAGCTGCTGCTGATGACCCTATGGCTAACAGGCAGTTCTGGGGTGGTTGTGATGATCCTTATATGTTTCTCGCATGGTGTTTTGAGTACGCAGACTACAAGCGTGACCCTAAAGCCTTCGAAAGTCACATACCTATCGCCTTAGATGCCACCTGTAGCGGCATACAGCTTTACTCAGGCCTCTTACGGGATGCTGAGGGGGCTAGGTCCGTAAACGTCATTGGGGACACCAGAGAGGATGTTTACCAGAAGGTCGCTGATCGTGTTAATCAATACCTCGAGGAAGGTAACTACCAGAAACTATTCTACTACACTGACAAAGCAGGTGATGATCACATCCTAGACGTCGTTCCAATGGCTAACAGCTTCAAAGGGAAGGTCACTAGGAGCCTCGTTAAACGTAATGTGATGACTCAACCATACTCAGTAACTAAGCGGGGTATGTATGATCAAATCATTGACGAGCTCACAGAAGTGGAGAATAATAATAAGAAGTTCTGGGTAGGTGATATGTGGGCGGCTGCGAAGCTGTTATCAGACCTCAACGACAGGGCGATTCAAGACATCGTTAAAGGAGCTAGGGTCGGTCAGGAGTACCTTAAGAAGGTCACGCAAGACCTTGTAAAGAGAGGAGAACATGTTGCTTACAGAACACCCCTAACAAACTTTCCAGTAGTCCAGCGAATTGGCAACAGGAAGGAGGAAAGAGTCCGCACACCAATCGGTAGACTCACAATCCGAACACCAACAGATACTCTAGACAAACTTAGAATGGGTAACGGTATTGCACCTAACTTTATTCACAGTTTGGATGCAGCTTTGTTGGCAACTACGGTTCTAAAACTAGCTGATGAGGGCTGTGAGAATTTTCACATGATCCATGACAGTTATGGTGTTCCTATTGGTCAAGTAGAGAACTTGAATAAGCTCGTCAGAGAGACTTTTGTAGAGCTATTTGAGTGTGATCCACTATATAGATTTGTGGACACAGTTAATCACAACTTCGAGCACAGACCTGAGGACATTATGCTGAATACTCTAAATCTAGAGGAAGTCATTGATTCTAAATACATTTTCTCTTAAATGCCCCTTGAAAGCCCTCTATAGATAGAACCCAATTAAGACTAATAGAACCCTCTTAAAGAATCTTAAAGACTTCTTAAAGACTTCTTAAAGACTTCTATAATAATTATTATTATAATAACTATAATAGTAATAACTAAAGATTCTTAAAGATTCTTAAAGAGTCTTAAAGATACCCAAAGCCTAAAAGGAGACAACTAATGGCTATTACTAAACCCTTCGCAGTTAAAGGCACTAACGCAACCTCACCGAAAGGTAAGGCTCTGTGGTGTAAATTCAAAGAACCTGACACAAAGTTCAACGCTAAAGGCGAACTCTCTACTGACTTGGTTTGTGATCCTAATGATCCAGCGGTCCAAGCTTACGTCGAGAAACTAGAGAACCTCGTTGATATCGCTTACAACGAGACTTGTGAGTCCCTAGGGCCAGCACGAGCCCGTGAGGTTCGTAAGAGCCCAGTCTACAAAGAGGAATTTGATGCTAGTGGTAACCCAACTGGTAACATCATTTTCAAATACAAACTCAAAGACCTCACAGACCGACGAGATCGTGGTGATGCTACGGAAGTTCTCGTAGTAGATGCTAAACGTAACCGCCTTGGTAAAGATGCCCCTCTCGTAGGCAATGGTTCAACTATCCGCGTAGTCAGCTATGCAAACCCTTACTACATGGCTTCTACAAAGATCGTAGGCCTTAGCCACATCTGGTCTAAGATGCAGATCATCGAGCTTGTAGAGTTCTCTGGAGGCGGTAGTGATGACTTTGAAGACGAAGATGGTTTTATTGACGAAGCTGCTGACGAAGTATCTGACTTCGCTTCAGATGATTTTTAATGACTGGTAAGTCAAAGCACGACAATCCTCTGTCCAGTAATGGGCAGGGGGTTCCTGCTGAACAATCATTCGATGTGCCTATTCGGTTAGAGATTGGTGTTAACAAAAAGAAAACACATTACCTCAACCTTGGTAACTACCGTAACTGGCAGTTCCAAGTATCTAACCAAATGAAGAAGACTTTTAAGATCAAGATTGCGGAGACTGTCCGCGCTCTTAAGCCTGTGTCTGGTCCTGTAAGGATCACATACTCAATCTTTTATCCAACACGCAGATTATTTGACGTCGATAACATCGGCTCTGTGGTATGTAAGTTTACTCTAGACGCCCTAGTGGAGTTTGATGTGCTTGAGGATGATAACTACAAGTTCGTCCCCGAGATAAACTTCGAGTTTGGTGGTGTAGACAAAGAGAACCCACGCTGCGTTGTGAAAATCGAGGAGATATCTGATGACTAATTTTGGAAACCTAGAATATGACATTGAGGAAGCTCGTCACTACGGAATCACCGTAAGCGAGTATATTGATTACAAAAAGGATATGGAGTTTTACTATGGTTTTAAGTAGAGAACAATTCATCAAGGCTACTCGTTCAGAGCTTATGTTTGAAAACGATTGGATGGATTACGCAGAAGCTAATCAACTAGCCCTAGAAGAGTGGGAGGATTTTGATTACATCATTGGCGCTGTTACCGATGGAGACTTAGAGGATGTACAATGAGAATTCTGAGAGCGAATTTACGCATCATAGCCAGTGCGATGCTTGTGGTAGTTCTGACGCCAATGCTAATTATTCTAACGGCACTAGCTACTGTTTCGCCTGTGGGAAGTGGGATAAAGGAGAAGATGGAATGTCTTCAATACCGCCACGCAATAAACATACTAACATGGACCTGCTAACTTATGACTACGTTGACCTAGCTAAACGTAAGATACCTGAGAGTATCTGTAAGCAGTTCCGCTATGGACTAGGTCAGGATCGTAACGGTAACAAAGTCCAAATCGCTAACTACTTCGATAAAGACAAACAGGTAGTTGGTCAGAAGCTTCGGTATGCTAACAAAGACTTCAAGTTCATTGGTGACGCTAAGGCCTCTACAATGTTCGGTCAGTCTCTCTGGGGTAACTCAGGTAGGAAGCTGGTTATTACCGAAGGGGAGATTGACGCTCTCTCATACGCCACTGCAACAGACGGTAAGTATCCTGTCGTATCACTACGAGGCGGAGCTAACTCTGCTAAGAAAGAGATAGCACAGCACATCGAGTGGATCACAGGCTACGACGAAGTTTACATCTGGTTTGATAATGACGATGCTGGCCGACAGGCTGTCAATGACGTTGTTCAACTCATCCCAGTAGATAAGCTACGTATCATCCGCCACCCTGACTACAAGGACGCTAATGATGTCCTCCAGTACAAGGGCAAAGCTGGTGTGATCCAATCCTTCTATAACGCAGAGCGATACAAACCCGATGACATCGTAACCCCGATGGATATGTTGGATACAATCGCTGAGCCTATTGAAGTTGGTTTCGCATATGCTTACGATGGACTCACACAAATGCTCTATGGACGCCGCTTCGGTGAAGTTGTAACTGTAGGTGCTGGGGTGAGTGTCGGTAAGACAGACTTTGTGATGACACAGATGGCACACGATATCAGCAAGGGTTGGAAGGTTGCTACCTTCATGCTGGAGCAAAGCGTTAAGGAGACCCTCCTACGCACAGCTGGTAAACTTGATGGTAAACACTATCACTTACCGAATATCGAAGTCGATAAAGATGCTTTGAAAGAGACTGTAGGTTCAATGGATGGTAGCCTGTTTATGTTTGACAACTTCGGTGCAAACACTTGGGAAGTCATCCGAGAGAAGATTAGGTATATGTCGTATAACTACGAATGTCGTATCTTCTACATTGATAACCTCACAGCTCTTAACTCTCACGCAGCTGATGAAAGACGTAACCTCGATGCTCTTATGAGTGAGGTTGCGGGTCTAGCTAAAGAACTAGACATTTGGATTATGCTTGTGTCTCACCTCAACCCTCCTAAGACAGGGCCTAGCCACGAAGCTGGGGGTAAGACTGAGCAGAATCAATTCACGGGTTCGAGGTCCATTATGCGGTGGTCATACACAATGCTAGGCATTGAACGTAACACACTCCATGAAGACATCGACGAGAGAAACAAAGGTCTTATCCGAGTTCTTAAGGACCGCTATTCAGGCAGTGCTACAGGACGTACCGTTGGTTTCCACTACGACCGCGATACAGGTCTTGTACATGAGACTGAGACGGACTTCGAGATAGAACAAACAGGAGACACTGGTGGCGACAGCGACTTCTAGGTAAAGGAGACAATATGTCTACAGTCATATATGATTGTGAAACTGATGGCCTCTACGAGGAGGCTACAAAGGTTCATTGTATTGCTTTGAAAGTAGACGATGGACCAACACAACTCTTTACCGATATTGATAAAGCGGTAGAGATTCTAAATAATGCTGATTTAACAGTAGCTCATAATGGCATCAACTTCGACGCCCCTACTCTGGAGAAACTAGGTTACAACCTGACGTCTCCTACAAGGGACACTTTGATTATGTCACGACTAGCTCACCCAAACATCAGCATAACTGACGCGAACCGAAAGACTATCCCACCTAAGCTTAAGGGATCACACAGTCTCAAGGCTTGGGGATATCGTCTCCGCAAACTCAAAGGTGACTTTGGTGAAACTTCCGACTGGAAAACATACTCCGACGAAATGGGTGAGTATTGTAAGTTGGACGTTGATGTTACGTATGCCTTGTACAATAAACTTCTAGGGCGAAACATACCAGAAGAGGCTATCTGGATCGAACAGGAGTTCGCTCGAATCATTAGCCGACAGGAGAAACATGGTGTCTACTTCAACATCAAAGCAGCGGAGCAGATGCACATTGACCTTATCAACGAGGTCGATATCGCTGAAGCTAAGCTATTCAAAACCTTCACCCCACTCCAAACATGGACCCCTAAGCCCTACCCTAAAATTGCCTACAAGCAGAACGGGGAAAAGTCACAGGTCCTAATCAATCAGGAGAAACTTGGTTGTCACTATAACGACCATGGTGAATGGGGTTACTACAAAGAAGTCCATTTCAATCCATCCAGCAGGCAACATATCGCTCGCTGGTTATCTGAGGTCTACGGGTGGAAACCCAAGGATCACACAGAGAAGGGAACTCCGATGATCAACGAAAAGGTCCTCGAGGCTCTAGACTTTCCTGAAGGCAAACTACTCGCCCATTACTTTAATGTTGTGAAGCTTAGAGGGCAGTTAGCTGACGGTAAGAACGCTTGGATGAAGATGGTAGGTAGCGGAGACCGTATCAGAGGCCGTGTAAACACCCTAGGAGCCGTAAGTCGACGCTGTACACACTCCAACCCCAATATGGCCCAAGTGCCCTCTCCTCGCTCTTATATGGGCAAGGAAGCACGACAGCTATTCACAGTACCTCGAGGTAAGAAACTTGTAGGGGCAGACCTTAGTGGTCTCGAGCTACGAGTCTTTGCACATTACCTCGCCAGATACGATGGAGGCGCTTATGCTGACGTCATCCTCAACGGTGATATCCACACCTATAACCAAAAAGCAGCTGGTCTCGAGACTAGAGATATGGCTAAGACGTTCATCTACGGTGTCCTTTATGGGGCAGGTGACGCTAAGGTAGGAGAGATCGTAGGAGGCACAGCTGAGGCGGGACGTCAACTTAAGGAACGCTTCTTTAGGTCCGTGCCTGCTTATAAGAGATTGTTAGATGCTGTAGGTACCGCTTACAAGCAGAACGGCTTTCTCAAGGCACTAGACGGTAATCCATACCACATCCGATCGGCTCACTCAGCACTCAATACCCTCCTACAGGGAGCAGGTGCATTAATAGCTAAGCAATGGGTTATTGAAATCGACAAAGAACTAAACAGAAAATACGCAAATAGATATGAGTTCATCCTACAGGTCCACGACGAAGTGGAGCTAGAAGTTGATGCTGATATCGCAGAAGATGTAGCGCGTATTTGCGAGGCCTCATCTCTGAAGGCTGGGGAAATCCTAAAGATTAGGATGCCAGTTCACTCAGAAGGTAAGGTAGGAGACACATGGTACGATGTACACTAAGGAGACAACAATGACTGATCCAGTAAACAACCCAGCCCACTACAACCAATCAGGTGGTATTGAGTGTATTGTAGCTATTAATGCTATGACCAGTACCATGAAGGGCGCTAGTGCTTATATGAGTGGCAACATTCTTAAGTACCTATGGCGTCATGAATACAAGAATGGCCTCGAGGACCTCAAGAAGGCCCAATGGTACCTAAACAAACTAATCGAAGACTATCAGGAGAGCCATAAATGAATCGGACTAAAACAGCCGTAGACTTCAGTATCAGACCACCCACTGACGATTACTCTAAGTGGGTTGAGACGCTTATCCTGACCTCAGGTGAGACCCGCATCGTCGAGAACACTCTCGGCCTTGTAGGGGAAGCTGGGGAGGTCGCTGAGAAAATCAAAAAGAAACTTCGGGATGGCTCAGACGTCAAACCATATGAGATCATCAAGGAGCTAGGGGATGTAGTATTCTACGCTACCGCACTAGCCAACGCCTTTGGGTCTAGCCTAGCCGAAGTACAACATATGAATCAAGAGAAGCTTAATAGCCGCAAAGAACGCGGCACCCTCAGAGGTAATGGAGATAATCGGTGAATACATTTTGGAGATATGTGAACTATCTAGCCACATGGCGAGAGCATAGGGACACAATCAAAACATTAAACCAACTATCAGACAAAGAACTATCAGATATCGGCATTAACCGTGGTGATATAGACAGACTCGTCTGGCTTAAAGAAGATAAATCAATGCGAGGACGCGGATAATGAAAGACAATCACCTACCAACAGACTATCAATCATTTATTCACAAAAGTCGTTATGCTAAATATATAGAAGGTCAAGGCCGCGAGAGTTGGTCAGAGACCATTAACCGCTTTATGGTGAATATCGTAGGTGATAAGGTAGACCCAGTCACTTATAAAGAGCTTGAAACCGCTATCATAGGCTTAGGTGTAATGCCGAGTATGCGGTCACTAATGACAGCAGGGGCCGCAGCTGATCGTGACAACACCTGTATGTACAACTGTAGCTACCTCCCAGTAGATAACGTGAAGTCGTTTGATGAAGCTATGTTCATCTTGCTATGCGGTACTGGTGTGGGGTTCTCAGTAGAACGTCAGTATGTCACAAAGTTACCTGATGTACCGAAGCTCTTCAAGAGCGAAACAAACATCGCCGTTAAGGACAGCAAAGAGGGTTGGGCTAAGGCCCTACGCCAACTTATTGCTCTTCTTTACAGCGGTGAAATTCCTACGTGGGACGTAAGCCGTGTACGTCCAGCTGGAGCACCACTAAAGACATTCGGTGGCCGTGCTTCAGGACCAGCCCCGCTTGTTGATCTATTCAACTTCGCAGTACACACATTCAAAGAGGCCCAAGGGCGTCAACTATCCTCAATCGAAGTACACGACATTATGTGTAAGATTGGTGAGGTTGTCGTTGTAGGTGGTGTACGTCGATCGGCTATGATTAGCTTGAGCAACTTGTCAGATAACCGTATGCGTTACGCAAAGTCAGGCCAGTGGTGGGAAACAAACCCACAGCGAGGCCTAGCGAATAACTCAGTAGCATACACCGAGAAACCAGATGCCCTCTCATTCATTCGTGAGTGGACTGCCTTGATTGAAAGTAAATCAGGTGAACGTGGTATCTTTAACCGTGAGGCATCTAAGGCACAAGCAGCTAAGAATGGACGCCGTGATGCAGACCATGACTTCGGTACCAACCCGTGCAGCGAGATTATCCTCCGTCCAATGCAATTCTGTAACCTTACGGAGTGTGTAGTACGTGCTACAGACACAATCGATACACTCTCAGAGAAGGTACGCTTAGCGTCGATCCTAGGTACAATCCAATCGACATATACTAAGTTTCCTTACCTACGTAAGAAGTGGGCAGATAATACCGAAGAGGAGCGTCTACTAGGTGTGTCTCTAACGGGTATCATGGATAATCCATTGATGACTGCAAAGAACAAGGGCCTAGACAAAACACTCACCCACCTCAAACAGGTAGCTATTGATACAAACAAAGAGTGGGCCGAGAAGCTAGGTATTCCCGTATCAGCTGCAATTACTTGTGTTAAGCCATCGGGAACAGTCTCGCAGCTTGTAGACAGCGCCAGCGGCATCCATGCTCGTCACAGCCGCTACTATATCCGCACAGTCCGTGGTGATATCAAGGACCCTCTAACACAGTTCATGAAAGACCAAGGTATTCCTAACGAGCCTTGTGTCAGTAAACCAGACCAGACTGTTGTGTTTAGCTTCCCTATGAAGTCACCAGACAATGCTGTAATCACAGAAGACCTGACTGCAATTAAGCAGCTGGAAATGTGGTTAGCATATCAACGTCATTGGTGTGAACACAAACCCTCAGTTACGATTAACGTCAAAGCCGATGAGTGGTTCGAAGTAGGTGCTTTTGTCCATAAACACTTTGATGAAATGAGCGGTGTAAGTTTCCTACCCTTTAACGGCCATACTTACCAACAAGCTCCTTATCAAGATGTAGGCAAAGCTGACTACAGAGAGCTTGCTAAGATAATGCCTAAGGCAATCGACTGGTCCAAGCTCTCAGAATATGAGAACGAGGACAATACAGCTGGCTCGCAGACGCTCGCGTGTAGCGGCGGCGGCGATAGCTGTGAGATTGTTGACTTAACCTAACTCCCTCCACCTGAGCATGTGATTAAACTGCTCACTAACCCAAGGAGAAACCCCAATGACTAAGATGCTCTTTATCGACATCGAGACTGCCCCGATCCTAGGCCACGTATGGAGCCTCTGGAAACAAAACGTAGGCCTTAACCAGATCAAAGAAGACTGGTACATTATGTCCTTCTGTGCCAAATGGGCAGGAAAGGATGAGATCATTTACGAAGACGGACGCGATACACCTGAGGATGATTACTCAATGTTGCTGACACTTCATAAACTTCTCGATGAGGCAGACTATGTAGTAGCCCACAATGGTGACCGCTTTGACATCAAGAAGATCAAAGCCCGTATGATCCTAGCTGGACTCACACCTCCATCCCCATTCAAATCAATCGACACTCTAAAGATCGTAAAGAAAGAGTTCGCATTCACCTCTAACAAACTTGCATATCTCACAGATAAGCTTTGCAAGGTCAAGAAGCTGGACCATGCTAAGTTTGCTGGCTTCTCACTCTGGACTGAGTGCCTCCGTGGTAACCTCGAAGCTTGGGAAGAAATGCGTGAATACAATATTGTAGATGTTGTATCCCTCGAAGAGCTTTATGAGATTCTTCGTCCATGGTCCTCTATGCACCCTAATATCAATGCACAGACCGACGATGAGGTCACAGCTTGTCCTAAGTGTGGTTCACATCACATCGTTAAACGTGGTTTCTTCCATACCAACAAAGGTAAGTTCCAGCGTTATAACTGTCAGACCTGCCACGGCTGGTCATCATCGACTACGACATCTAACACAAAAGAAAAGCGGGCATCCCTGCTGCAATCACGATAGGAGACAACAACAATGAGTATTCTTAAAGCTTACCGAGCCGACTTCGCCACACGCGATGCCGATGATATCCTGACCTCGTTTCAGAACACACTGGAGAAGGCTCTAGACCGAGGTGATCTAGGCCGAGACGAAGTCGTAACCCTCGTAGCATTCTATGCAGAGTTTGGGGTCGCCTACCTTCGCCAAGTAGCTTATACCTTCCGTGATCCTGAGGGGTCGCAGCAGAGTATGAAGTTTATGAATAGTGTGATTGCTGAAGCGGTTCACGAAGCTGGCCTTCATTATTACAACAAAGAACACGGCTACTCACTAATTGATAAAGCAGTTCAAGAAGCTTTGGACAATAATGGGTCCGTATCGGTTGATGTTATCAATCATATTATTGACGATATCGAAATTACTTACATCGAAGAAGAAGAAACAGAAGTGGAACACTAAATGATTGCCCTCGTTGATGCGGATAGCCTATTATATAAAGTTGGATTTGCCATCGAGGACAAGGTGGTTTGGAATGAACAGGAAGTTGCTCTAGGGACCGAAGAGCCAGAAGTCGAATACTACACAGACCTCGAGGTTTGTAAGGAGACTTTTGACAGGTTCGTAGGTAACATCCTGTTCGCCACTGACTGCGACAAAGCGTTTCTTGTGTTCTCAGGTGGAGGTAACTTTCGCGATGCAATCCCAACATCGTATAAAGAGAATCGAACTAACAACCGCAAACCCCTAGGGTATGCAGAGCTTCGTGAGTACGCGGAGACAACATATGACTCACACACCCCACAAGGAATGGAAGCAGATGATTATGTTGTACACCTTAAGACTAAGGAGTCCGAAGAATACATCTTATGTGCTATTGATAAGGACGTCCTGTACCAGACTGTAGGGACACACTACAACTACGGTCGTGATGAGGAAGTCACAGTTAACGACTTCGAAGCTATTTGGTATGCGTACTATCAGGTCCTCACTGGGGACACTTCCGATGGCTACAAAGGAGCTAAGAATGTCGGACCAGTGAAGGCTAAGAAAATTCTCGAGGAGTGTGAAAACGAACAAGAATTGTGGCAAGCTGTAGTAGAGACATATGAGAGCCGAGGACAGACCGAAGAAGAGGCTCTACACACTATGCAGTTGGCTAATATGCATCAATTCGATGGTGAAAACATAGTATTATGGACACCTCCGCCCCTTGAAAGACCCCTATAGAAGGAAACGAAATAATGTTACCCAAAATTTCTAAAGAATCCTTAACAGTTATTATTGAGACTCTGGAAGATCGTTTTCCAGATAAATTGCCACATAAGGCTGTTACAATGGAACATATGTATATGCTGTTAGGCCAACAGGCGGTCATCCGCCATCTAAAAGAAATACTAGAGGTTAGCTATGAGTAAGATCACCGTAATACCCTACGATGATAAATACGTAGATGGCCTAGAGGAATTGCTCCTAGCCTTCTCTAAGGAGATTTACGGAGCAGGTACAGTCGATCTAAATAGATTTGTGGAAGACCACTGGTTTATTTACTTGGCGATGGATGGGGAAAAGGTTGTAGGTTTTTCGAGTTACATTTACAACACCTACTTTGGCCTACGGCCTCCCACTATCGGTAACTCATACGTATATGTCACACCTCAATACAGAGGAGGTAGGGCAGCTTACTTACTTAGTAAGCAGACTGGATACGTTAGTATAGACACAGGGCTTCCCCTAGAGCTATACCTCGCTTCCAATGAATCGAGACGTGTTGCTGAGCACCTCATTGGTACTAAAGGTAATGAGGTGTATACTGCTCACATCTATGAGCTCGATCACATAAAACAAGGTTACAAATTTTACACTAAATAAGGACAGAACTATGAGTTACACTTTCAAAAACCCCTTCATGCCCGACCTCTCACTACGACCAGATGGGATGGTATTCGGAGGCGGTAAAGGCGGCGGCGGCAGCAAGGTAGTAGAAAAACCAGTCTACGTGCCACCACCCGCAGCACCTCAGCTAGATAATGCGGCCACACAAGAAGATGCTGTTACTCCCGAAGACGAAATGATGCGTCAGAAAGAGTCCATTAAGAAGGGCGCTAAGTCACTTCAGATTCCACTAGCAGGTTCAGGTGACGGTGGAGCTACTGGCACAATCGGCACTGGCTCAGACAATAAATAAAGGATAATATCAATGGCAACTAATAAACAATACAATCCAGAAGAATTGGTTGAGTTGCTATCGAGTTCCAAGGAAAAGTTTTCCAAGCTAGATACAGGACGCTCCTCAGTGCTAGACCGCGCTAGGGAGTGTTCTAATCTGACTATTCCATCTGTAATCACAGAAGATGGTCACACAGAGTCAGACGATCTCTCTACACCTTATCAGGCTGTAGGTTCGCGTTTGGTTCACAACCTAGCTAATAAACTTCTCATGGCCCTTTTGCCCCCTAATACCTCTTTCTTCCGTCTATTACCTCAGCCCGAGGTTGTCGCATTCGCTAAAGAAAACGACGCAAACGAAGACTTAGAGAAGAATCTTGTCACAATCGAGAATGAGATACAACGTCAGATCGAGCGTGAGGCTCTGCGAGTTCCTATCTTTGAAGCGATTAAGTCGTTGATCATTGGTGGTAACGCATTGCTGTACAAGACTAAAGGTGGGGTGAAGAGTTACAAGATGGCCGATTATGTGGTCAGTCGTGACTTCTCAGGTAACCCGATAGAAATAATTACAAAGGAAGCTGTTTCTAAAGAAGCACTTCCAGATGATGTTCGTGACCAAGTCATGAGCGATCCAGACCTACGTGAGGCAGAGAAGGTCACAATCTTTAGCCGTGCTGTCCTCAAAGAGGGTACATGGTATACTTTCCAAGAAGTAGAAGGTTTTATCGTTGAAGGTTCTGAAGAGAACTTCAAGAACGGTACGGACTTCCCTTACATCCCACTACGCTGGACTTCGATCAATGGTGAAAGCTATGGTCGTGGACTGGTAGAGCAATACCTCGGTGACTTCCGCAGTCTCGAGGCACTATATCAACTGTTACTAGAAGCGTCCTCGGTTATGTCCCGAGTGCTCTTCGGTAAGCGAGCAGGTGCCGTTCTGGACATCGACGATATCAACAACGCTGAGAATGGTGTTTGTATCCTTGGTGATTTAGAGAACGACATCACTACGCTACGGGTAGATAAAGGATCAGACCTCTCTGTTCCTATGAACATGGTCCAAGACCTGACACGCCGCCTCGAAGCGGCTTTCCTCGTAGCGTCCTCCGCAGCACGTGACTCTGAGCGTACTACAGCCACTGAGATTCGTTTCATGGCCGCAGACCTCGAGCAGTCGCTTGGTGGTGTATACTCACTGCTCGCTCTAGAACTACAGCGTCCTCTCGCTAGTCTACTCCTGAAGCAATCCAAAGCCCCTCTCGATCAGTTAGGGGTTGATGTGGTTGTGGTAACAGGTGTGGAAGCACTAGGTCGCACAGCAGAACTAGATAGACTTCGTCAATTCAACTCATTGCTACATGAGACAGGCGCTGCGGAGCAGATTATGCAGCGTATGAACATTGGTGTTTATATTGAGAAACTGGCTAACGCCCTCTCAATGGATGCTACTGGGTTGATTAAAACAGACGAACAGCTACAAGCTGAGCAACAACAACAACAACAAGCTATGCAGCAGCAACAACAGATTCAAATGGAACAGGAAGGCGTTAAAGCCCTTGCTGGCGCTGCACAAGCACAACTTTCAAAATAGCTAAAGGAGACACCATATGGCACAGAAATCACACTATGAGATCAAGCAGAATGCTTTGAAATCTAAAAACTCTAATACGATCACAGACAGCGATTATGTCCTTCGGGATGTCGGTACTGATGAGGATACTGCTAAGAACATTATTGACATCACACCCGATGCTTTCAAAAAGAAGGCACCAGTAAAAGCTTCTAAAGCGGAGGACTAATATGTCTGAGCATGATCAAGTAACTGAAACAGTCAATGAGGCCCCTCAGGGGGTCTCAGAGGCCCCTCAGAATACTCCTGAAGAACAGGCAGCTATTGACCGCTACCGTGAGTCACAGAAGACAGCGGAAGAGCGGGATGCTGGTGTTCCTGAAGGTTACAACGAGGACGGTACAAAGCAGGAAGAGCTCATTGCTGGTAAGTTCAAGTCTCAAGAAGACTTGCTCAAAGCTTATGAAGAACTCCAAAAGAAAATGGGACAGCCTCAGGAAACACCTGAGGAAGCTCCAGAAGCTAAAGAGGAATCCATTGAGGAAGCAGATGCAGACTCAACCGAGTTCTCAGCTACAAAATATGAGCAGGAAGTGGCCTCTAACGGTTCTCTTTCTGACGCGTCATATGCCGAATTGGAATCTAAAGGTTTCACTCGCTCACAAGTAGATACATACATCAAAGGACAACAGGCTTATGCCGATTCTGTCCGTAATAGTGTGTATGAATCTGTGGGTGGTGAAGAGGCTTACTCGAGCCTAATCCAATGGGCATCACAAAACATGGAACCCGCAGCAATTAAAGAGTATAATGATGCTGTGGACTCTATGGACCAGTCACGTATGTTACGTTCACTGGAATACATGAACCTTAAGCACGGACAGAGTGCCCCACGCGAAGCGAGACGCCTCGAGGGCGATAGCCCCGCAGGTGGCCTCCAGCCATACTCGAATAAAAACGAATGGCAGCGTGACAGCACAAGTCGCCTCTACGGAAAAGATGCTAAGTTTACCAAAATGGTTGATCAACGCTACTTAGCAGCACGTCGTAAAGGTATCTTGTAAAGGTTAACCCCTGAGGAGTTATGTCTCCTTCTCCTTGGGGGTTATTTAAACATCTAAGGGACATCGAAGCTAAACTATGTTTATTTATAGCCCGAAGCAAACCCTTGCGGGGGTTAGTAGAGGATAACTATAATAAGGAACTCAAATTATGCTTAGAAAATGTCGGTCATGTGGACTCGAAGCACACACAGAAGAAGAGCTATCTCTGTTTGTATTCGGTAAAAACAACAAACATGGACGGCGGCTGGTCTGTAAGGCTTGTGCTAATAAGCAATGGCAAGCACAACCTAACTATCAAGATATAATCTTGAAGGCCCGTTACGGTATTACAACAGACGATTATAACCAAATGTTCATTGAACAAGAAGGTTGTTGTGCAATATGTAATATCCACCAGAAGGACACCAAGAAACGACTCTATGTGGATCATTGTCACGACACTGGAAAGGTCAGACAGTTGTTATGTCAACATTGTAATACTTTACTAGGATTTGCTAGAGACGACACAAAAGTGTTGTCAGAAGCAATTAAATATATAAATAAACATAAGGAATAAGACTATGGCCTTAACGGTAAATAACATCGGCTCTAACGCAGGTACACGCGGCGTCCCAACGGATATGGACAACGCAATGGAAATCTATTACGGCTCAGTGCTTACAGCATTTGAACGTAAGAACGTATTTCTAGACCTCGTTACGACCAAATCAATCGACTCAGGTAGCTCGGTTTCGATTCCAGTAATCGGCCAAGGCTCAGACACTGCGACAAATACGCACATTCCAGGAACTGACCTGACAATGAGCACCATCCCAGTCAAAGAGCGTATCATTAACATTGATGCTCTCGAGTACTTCGCATTGGCTGTTGATAAGTTTGAAGAGAAAGTTCTTCACTTTGAAACACGCGGCGAGCTTGCTAAACAAGCAGGTGAGGCTCTTGCTACTAAGATTGATAAAGCTGTAGCTAACGCTCTGCGTTTGGCCGCTGAAACATCGGGTACAATCGGTGGTGTAGCAGTACAAGCAGACGGTACTGAAGTCAACAACGACGCAATCGGTGCTGGTGCAGATGCTAAAGCAAAAGGCGAAGCAATGATTGAGGCTGTGTTCGCAGCTGTTGCGGCTATGGAAGCTAAAGACGTATCTGGCGACAAAGTACTTGTTGTCGATCCGCTTCACTACAGCTACCTCGCACAATCTTCAGCAGTGAACAAAGACATCACTTCAGGTGACAATGGCGGTATCAATAAAGGTACAGTCATGGAAGTTGCTGGCATCCGTATCTACAAATCCAATCACATTGGTACAGGTACAGCTATGACTTCTACTAAGTTGCTGAAAGGTCTTGTGTTCAGCGCGGAAGCTGTCGCTGTTGCGAAGCTGATGGACGTAACTTCTGAAGTTAACTACATCCCTGAGCAACTGGCTACACTCATGACCACATACTACAGCTACGGTATGGGCGTCCTGAAACCAGCTGGTGCTTGTGCACTTACATCTACTACTTAATAATTAGTAGTTTTTCCGAAGGCCTCCCTCATGGGGGGTCTTCTCCTAAGACTATTAATAAGAAACAGAACAAGGATATTTACCATGATTACAGAGATTGATGCTATCAATCGGATGCTGCGGTATATCGGTGAACTTCCGATTCCCTCATCTACTACAATCGACCAACTCCCTGAGGGACACGAAGCTGTATATGCACGGACTGTCCTTTCGGAAACACTCAGAGAAGAACAAGAAGAGAAGTGGTGGTTTAACACTTTCGATATTAAATTAGTACCAGATTCACAAGGTTATTTGTTATTACCTAATAACGTAGTCGGTTTCGAAGACCCAGACGTCTTCCAAGAAGGTGGCCTACTCTACGACCGCTCCTCATATAGCCCTATCTTTACTGATCCCAAAGAGATGACCGTTAGATACAGTATCACCTTCGACAACCTCCCAGACGTATTTAGAACTTATGTGATCCTCATGGCATCACGCTCCCTCCATACATATCTGAATGGTGATGAATCGACTCAGCGTGAGCTAGAGCAGAAGATCAATACCGCTCGTATTAAAGTGGAACGTGAGCATCTAAAGCAGAAGAAATTCAACTTGGTAAGAGGTAATCGTCTCATTGATCGAGGCACAAACCCAACTGCTATCACTTAAGGAGGTATTATGTCTAAGATTAACAAAGTCTATGGGGCCTTCTTTAACGGGGTCTCTGAACAGAGTGCCGAACTGGCTCTAGATAATCAGTGTCGGGAGATGACTAACTGCATCCCTGACCTAGTACGCGGTATTAAGAAGCGGCCACCTGCCGTACTCACACTAGCACAGAAACCAGTAGACAATGCTTTCATAGCTGACTCCAAGATATTCCACTCATATGACCGTGGTGAAGACAATGAGGAATACTTCCTTATGTCTACCGAGGACAGTAATGACCCAGTGCGAATCTTTAACACAGATGGCCTTGAGATGACTGTCACTTGGGACGGTCTAACAGAAGCTTCATGTAAGACCTATCTTGCTCAAGGAGGTCTACGAGGGCTTACGGTTCAGGATAGGACTTGGTTGTACTCACGAAAACAAACAACATCTTTGAATACGTCTATAACAACGCCTCTTGATGCTAACTACGATAAAATAGCTTACTACTGGATCAAGCGAGGCTCAGGTGATCGCTTCAACCCCTTTAACTACGCAGTATATCTAGATGGGACTACATTCGCTGTAAACCCAAATAAACCATCATCGGGCGGTACAAGCTCTAATGACCCACCCACAGGTGCTGAAGACTCTGATGTTGCAGCTGAACTGTTAGCAGCTAAGATTAACAATAACTCAACTTGGAACTGTACAGTTATCGGTTCGATCCTCAAGATCACTAAAGCGTCTGGTGATGATTTCACATTCTCTAGCTGGGACTCTTGGGGCAACCAAGCGTCTGAAGGTTGGAAGGGGTCTGTGAATAGAATCACCGATCTCCCTAAAGATATGCCTTTTAATAATGTCTATGTTGAGATTGTAGGTGCTGATAACAATGAATTTACCAATTACTTTGTTAAGTGGAATGGATCATCGTGGGAGGAATGTCTAGACCCTAAAGTTAACCGAGGGCTCCTAAATGGTATGCCTCTGAGGATGGACCGTGTAGGAGTATCCAATGGTATCGCTACATTCCTCATAGATCAGATTGATTGGTCACTACCTCGTGTTGGTAATACAGATAACAATCCAGACCCGTCCTTTGTAGGACGTAAGATCACAGACCTGTTCTTCTATAAGAACCGTCTAGGTATCGCGTCTGATGACTCTATTACAATGACGGAAGCAGCTAACTATACAAACTTCTACGCTACTACAGCGGTGGACATTGTATCTACTGACGTTGTTGATATTACTATCTCTACCAACCAAGCCTCTAACATTTACTTTGCTAAGCCTTTCAACAATACACTGTATATTTTCACAAAGTATGCCCAATACGAACTCAGTTATGAGGGTGCTTTCTCACCTACTACAGTGTCGATTGAGAATGTTACGAACTATCCAATGAAGACGGACATAGAGCCCGTTGTGATGAATAACTCTCTATACTTTGTCTCTGTTAGTAACAACCGACAGCAGCTACGAGAATACATCAAAGCTGACAACTTGAGTGTTCAGGGTGTTGACCTTAACTTGGCTACACCTACGTACCTCGAAGAGCCTGTCACATCTCTCGTCGCAGATGGTGTTATGGGTATTGTGTTATGTTGTACCAACTCAGGGACCACTTACGTCTATAACTATAAAGATGATGGTTCACAGCGAGTGCAATCAGCATGGTCTAGTTGGAAGCTGTTTGAAGGTAAAACACCTACATCTGTAGAGTGGATAGGTTTGGGTAATCGAGTTGGGATATGGATTAAGATGGACGGTAACTATGTCTATCACACAATGTTCCTAGATAATAAAGATACTGATAACCGTTTCGATAGGACCTTCGATGATGCGTTGTTGTTCGTAGACCTACCTTACAAGTCTTCGATACTACTTCCAGATTTCTATCCCCAGATTACAGGTACCCGCACACCTTTGAACAAGGCATTAATTAAGCGGGTCGTTATTGAAGGAGATGGGACATTCGACTCTTCTGTATACCGTAAGGATTACAAAATAACCTATACTAAAAAGCATGACCTATCGTTAAAAGATGGTGACTTCTATGTAAACTCTCGAGTAGGGAATGTAGACATCACACTCTACGATGACTCATCGAATGATTTCACAATCTCTTCGGTAGTCGTTGAGAGCCTCTACCAACCAACTTCAAGAGAGGTTAAGTAATTAAGGGGTCCCTTTGGGGGCCTCTTACATAATCAAAACTAAAACAGGAGGACTCCTCGTGGAGACACCAAGCCGATATACATTCTCCCCTGACGGGAGTACAAATGTCTTTCAGATTCCCGTTCAGATGAAAGGGGACAACTACGTCCGTATTGATATTAATGATGTAACTGTCAACGACCGTAATAAATTCGATATCGTTAATAACAGTATTGTGTTCGTCAATGTCACAGACGTACCATCAGGTAGTAAGCTAGATATTCTCGTTGTGCAGACCGATGAAGGTATTGCCAACTTAGGTAACGTGAACTCGATTGATATCGTATCACAAAACATTACTTCAGTTAACACAGTGGGTACAAACATTGCCGCAGTAGTTAACAACTCTAATAACATGGCCGCTATCCAAGCGGTTGATGCTAATATGCCAGCAGTAGTTAATGCTGTTCAGTCGGCTACAGACGCAGCGGCCTCAGAGGCAGCAGCAGCAGCTTCACAGGTAGCGGCAGCAGCTTCGGAGGTAGCAGCAGCATCTTCAGAGACATTGTCTACACTCGCTAAAAACGCAGCGGAGGCATCTGCTGTATCAGCTGCTACATCTTATGATGACTTTCAAGACATCTATCTTGGATCAAAAACAACAGAACCCACAGTGGACAACGATGGAGACCCATTAGCTACTGGTGCTTTGTACTTTAATAGTCCAAATCGCAGTATGCGTGTTTGGGATGGCGTTGGATGGATTAATGCTTCTACAGTTGGTGGTGCTTCATTAAATAACTTCAACTTCACTGCGGTAGGTGGTCAAACCACATTCACAGGACTTGACGATAACTCAAAACCACTTGCATACACAGTTAAGAGTATTATTGTAACATTGAATGGTGTGACCCTTAAAGAGGGTACCGAATATACAGCCAATGATGCACTTAGTATTGTATTGACTACAGGTGCAACTGCTGGAGACGATCTCCATGTCGTAGCTTTTAAGTCATTCTCTGCGGACGATCTCATTAGTGGTGCTACTGGCGGTACCTTTAATGCTGATGTAACCTTCAATGACAACTATAAAGCTATCTTCGGCGCTGGGTCTGACCTAGAGATTAGAGCCGATAGCCTTGGCGCTAGTATTATCGCAACACCCTCCCTCGAGATATCGTCCTATGATATTATTACAATCGGTGGTAATAACAGTATTCTTCCAAACATGATTGTTGATTCAGCATCTGGGACTGCGTTCTTGGACTCTTTAGGTAGTCCTGTAGCAAACATCCCAAACAATAGTCTTGGCACTGCTGTGCTAAATATTGACCTAGATGTAAATGGAACTGTGACAGCTACAACCCTTGCAGGTGACGGCAGTGGGATTACAGGTGTCTTAAAGAATGTAACTAAGACAGTACTCACGGCAGGCACTGCGGCAACATACACAACACCTACAGACGCTTTTGCGATTGAGGTTGAAGTGTTAGGTGCAGGTGGCGGCGGTGGTGGCGTTGACGGTCAAGGCTCTGGTACGGCTGCTTGCGGTATCGCAGGTGGTGCTGGTGGTTATAGTCAAAAGATGATTATGAATCCCGCTAGTTCATACACGTACACAATCGGTGCTGGTGGTGCTGGTGGTGCTGCGGGTGCTAATATTGGATCAGTAGGTGGAACGACATCTTTCACAGATGGCGCTTCTGTGACATTATCTAGTTCTGGTGGTGAAGGCGGTACAGGACGGAACGCGTCTGGTGGCGGCTCTCCGAATGGTGGAGTATTAGGTGGTGTAGCATCTGGCGGTGATCTGAACGTTCAAGGACAATGTAGCACCGCAGGGGTCACAGTTAGTGGTGCTAGAGCAGGTCTATCAATGGGTGGTCACACAAAGTACGGGGCTGGTGCTTTAGCTAGTAACAGTACGGCCAAGAGTCCGACTGGGTTTGGTTCAGGTGGTGGCGCACCTGTTGTTCAAAACTCAACCAGCAACTATGCAGGTACTGCTGGTATGGATGGAGTTATTGTAATCACGGAGTACAGAGAATGAGTTATGCTGTTCAAATCAAAAATAATGTAGTTACTCAAGTCGGTCTTATGGCACAGGGTCAAAGCGTTCCTGATGGCTGGGTACAATCTGACACGCTAGTCGGTATTGGTTATCTCTACGCCAACGGAGGCTTTTGGCCTCCAGCCGCTGCCGCGCCTAGCCCAGAGGAAGTAGTTGCAGAAGAGATCGAAGAGTTGAAGCAGAAGCTGCGAGACACTGACTTCGTTACGCTTCCTGACTACGATCAGGCTAAACCAGATGTCCTAGCACAGCGACAGGCTTGGCGTGTGGCAATCAGAGCACTGGAAGACAACTAATGGACAAAGGAATTGTTATGAATAAACTACTCCCAATCGCTATCATTGCTGCTATCGGTGCTACTGCCGCTACGGCTAATATCCTAGGGCCAGATATGGCGATAACACTCAATGTAACTAATCTAGCTACATCATGCTCCTTTGGTACACCTTTCACAGGGTCCATGCCATACGATGAGCCGAATGAGCAGTTCATCGCCGCAGGTGGCTCTCCCGCTACTATGGATATCACTTATCGTTCTCTAACGACGATCACTGTAACCAATGATGCTGTCTTTGATGGTAAAGCTGGAGCGATTACTGCGATTGATTACACAGGCTCTACGTTTGGGTCCACAGCTATCACAGACAACGGTGATCTCACAGGTACGTTTACCCTAGTGGCAGACGGAGCACTTGCGATTGACACGCTTACTCTTGCACCTGCTAGTATTGATGTCGCTGTAACTGAGATTGATGACGAGGGTGCATATCCTATTGCCTTTGTTGTGACTTGCCTTGAGTAAGTTAATTATTGTGTTCGTGGGGGTGTGGTTGGCTTTAGCTAGCAGCGCCCCTGCGCATCAATCGTCTACCTACGACCTTAGTACTAGTGTTAGTTACATAGGTGAGGCTAGGTTGTGGTTGATTAATCGTTATGACAACCACGTTACTTATGTAGTAGAGGTTCTGGATAAGGACCTCAAGCCCACTACATCTAAGTGGAGGTCTAATTTAAACAACAATGAAGTCACCTTAGATACTAACCAACATGTAGACATAAAGGTACAGGTGAAAGACAAAGGTAAATATTATGTATGTACAACAGTTAAACGTCCTAAAGGTGGCTATAATATCAGTGTCCGCAGTCGTGTTTGCTTGCGTCTCTGGCACCGCTAGTGCTGACCAGTTCAGTTCTAAATACGGTCAGAGCACATGTAACGAGACTACAGACAACAAGAACGGTCAATCCCTTGAGTTCTATGGTGAGGTGGCCCCTAAGACGGATGACGCGACTATAGGCTTTAAGTACGTCATTGAGTTCCAGAAGAAGAACATGCGTATCAACCGATGCGAAAGTATGCACAGCCTTACGCTACAGCGTATGCGTCTGGACTTAGAACGTCAAAAATTAGAGCTAGAGGCTCTGCGAAAGAGCCAAGCAGCTGATAAACTAGTAACAACAGGTCGCACTACAACCGATTGGTAGTATGTGTCTATAGACAAAGAAAGGCCACAATAATGACTGAACATGACTTAGAAGTTAAAGTGGTCAAACTAGAAAACTCTTATATAAATTTAATGGAAATATCTAAGGACATGAAGACGGAACAATCCGAGCTTTACGATATTTCTCACCAACTTAGAACACAACTTGCAGTGCTCACCCAATCCATCGAGCAGTTAAACACCCGTGAAGCTTCTCGCAGGTCTATTGGGGAGCGTGTGACTATGTTTGTAGTTGGCGGCTTTATAGCTGCGGCTGTGTCGTGGATAGTGAGAGGAGGATTGGGACTGTGATTGATGTGATAAGAAACAACATGGCATGGTCACTTACAGGGGCTGTATTGGTCCTTGTGGTATTCAATGTGTATGTAAATATCAAACACCATGATGAATTACACAAAGATGATACCCATCCTCACCACTCTCTAATTGAACGCTTCGATAATAATAATAACAATGAAAGTGAGTCCAAATGTCCGTATACCTCGATACAATAACATTAATAATGGCCTGTGCGGCGCTACTAGCCTACGCAAAATGGATTGTTACTGGTGCTAATATGGTTAATGTGTTAGGCTTTACAGCTGTTGCTGCATATCTATTTGCTCAGACGGGCTGGACAGTAGCATTTCTACAGGGTGACGTCTGGGGACGAGACCTAACCAACTACATATGGTTTGCTTTCAATTCACTAATTATGATTATACTCGGGCTCATCTGGTTTGATCGAAAATAAAAACAACAAGGAGACTAATATGAATCAAGTCCTAGAGGCTGTCATCGAGATTGTACGACAGCTATTAAACAAAGAACCTTCCGCCCCTGAGAAGATTGCCTCAGTGGGAAGCACTAAGCTCATTCGTGACTTTGAAGGTTTAGAACTAAAGGCTTATAAGTGTCCAGCAGGTGTCTTAACCATTGGGTATGGACATACTAAAAAGGTCACAGCGGGTATGGTGATTACTGAAGCTAAAGCAGAGGCTTTACTACGTGAGGACCTTGAATGGGTCGAACAGGCTATCAACACTAAAGTTGTTGTTCCTCTCACACAGAACCAATACGACGCCCTAGCGTCCTTCATTTACAATGTAGGTGCTGGTGCTTTCACTAAATCAACCCTATTACGTAAACTAAACGCAGAGGACTACAGCGGTGCATCCGCAGAGTTCAAAAGATGGAACAAGGCTAGCGGTAAGGTTCTTCGGGGCCTAACACGACGTCGTAAAGCAGAGCAGGAGCTATTTGATGAGTGAACCAGTAAGACATAAAACGTATAAACGTGAGATTGCCTGTGCCTTAATACTAGGGCTAAGCGGTGTTGTCTATGTCGGTGATATCGAGATGGCGAAGGTTCTAGTATGGCCTATCATAGGGTTTGCAGCGGCAGCTTTCGGGTTGGATGCTGTAGGCGGACAATGGAAGGCTCGATAATGTTTCTCAGATTAAAACTAATGATGTTAGGGGTCGCAGGGTCCCTAGCTCTCCTCTTTGCTGCATATGCTAAAGGTCGGACATCGCAGCGACAACAAGAAGCAACCAAGGCCTTAAAGAATTACAAAAACACAAGGGAGCGTATAGATGAAGCTCAAAGTATCAATCGTAGTGCTGACGATGCTCGTAAGTGGTTGCGCGACCGTAACAAGTAGTGTTGCTATCTGTGATGGCTCTGAGAGCCTCAGAGAGGCCCATACAGACGCCTTACTAAAAGATGGCGGGGATACATCCGTAATAACAGGAGCGGCTCTTATAGACGCTCTAGACAGGGCCTGCGGGCCTTCCTAATAATCGAAAGGATTACACTATGGCAGGACCGATTGTAGCTGCGGCTGTTGGAGGTGCGCTAAGTATCTTAGGTGGTATGTCTCGAAACAGACAGATCACCAGACAAGCTAATGAAAACTGGAACAATACTCTAACGTCGCTTGGTATCCAACGGAACGTAAATGAAACTAACCTCCTATACCAAGGGGATGAGATTAATAGAAGTATTGGTGCTGAGCTAACAGCTCTTATAGGCGAACAACGTCAAGCCTCAGCTGATACAACTACTAGTACTATCGAGCGTGAGGCTTATGGTAACACAGCTGCCCGTCTACAGGGTCAGGTTGATATGCAAGCTGCTCAGATGGCAGATAATATCACTCAAAACGGTGATGCTGCCTTAGCTCAAGTACAAGCTAACTTAACAAATACTATGTACCAATATAACAACGGTGTATATGGTGCATCACAACAACGGGCCAATGCCCTTAATCAACGTCAAGGCGCTTTGGAGATGCTGGCTGGAGGTGTGAGTTCTGGTTTTAGCTTTGCAAGTGGTTATAAGACTATGAAGGGTATATAACAATGGCTATGAAATACACGCCTTCACAGGCTAATATCGAGACTGGATCGACTAACTACAACGTTAGCCCTAATCTCTCGACCTCACGTGGGCTTGAGAAGGTTAGTGAAGCCCTCCAGAAGGGTATGCAGTACAAGACACAAGAAGAAGAGATGGCGTTCACGCGGAGGCAGACAGACCTCCGTAATACAATCTCTACCTTCAACGAGGAATATGCTGAGGCTTCTTTTGCTGAGCGTAAGCTTATGGCAAAAGAACTCGAAGACCTTAAGACAGGTGACACTGGTCGTGATAACAAATGGGACCGTGAGCTTGACCGTATGGGTAAAGAGTTCTCTAGCCGAGTTAACATAAACCTCGCTCAAGAAACCGAGCAGCGTCGTAAAGCAGCGGCAGCAAAAGCGAGAGCAGCAGCGAGGGCGGCGCAAGCAGCGGCACGTAATAATCGTATTGCTAACCAGCAGATTGCGTACCTAGAGCTTCAGCGTGGTATGGCGGAGACTACTGACGTCGCTGAGCAGCGTACTATGACCAACGATTACTACGCGGCTCACGTAACCCCTTACGAAGACTCGGATGACCCTGAGGCTAAAAAAATGTATATTCGGGGCTTAAGTGATTACAACCGAGCTAATAGCTTTGTGATTAATCGTAGACGTAGTATTGCTGACCAACAGATCACAACAGATGTTATGGCAGGTGTACAGGCTGAGGTCATATCACAAGGTGGTATTACTGAAGAGCGTATACTGGAACTTAGAGAACCGCTAACGCAGCGTAGTGATTACGAAGAAAATCAGTCTGCTATTAACCAACAGTTTGCTGACCTTGTACTAAGTGCTATCCAAACACCTTTTAATGAGCCTAACTATGTGCCTACCGAAGAGGATGTAGCAGTGTATAGTGCACAGCTTGCTGATATCGCTAAGGCGGACCCCTACGTTGTAGGATCACAATCATATCGCGTAGCTCAGAACTTTGGTTCGACTCTTGCAGCTACTGTCAACCGACAGCAGGAAGTAAACCTCCAGTCAATGTTAAACGATGGTACTGTATCACCAGCTGTCTACGACAAGCAAGTTGATTTGGTTCTTGATAAAGGTATTATTAGTGAAGAGGAGGCTAGTGACTACAAATTCCGTAAAGCAGCTACAAACACTGAGAGCAACCAACGAGCCATAATGGCCCAATTTGTTAATGTTGGTGATGTCGCAGGCCTCAGGAAAGCCCTAGATGAAGAGCCTCGTTTGAATCCTAACACAGCCCGAAATATGGTTGGCGAGACCCTTGCGGATACTTTCCAGCAACTGTTGGGGCGTGAGGATGTAACTGTAGGTGCTAACGTGCGTAACGCTTTAAACACAGCTATGTCCTTTAAGAATGAGAACCTAGCTCCAACTAAGCTACCTTTCATTGATAAGATTCTCAACTCACCTCGTAATGGTATGGAGATGACAAACCAAGAAGTAGTAGACTTCATGGAAACATATGAAGCAGCTACTGAGTATGGTTACTTCAAAGGTGGTTCTGGTAACCCACGAGTCACAGCTGATTACCTAGCTCTTAAGGGCATGATGGAAATGGGTGTTCCTAATATCGGAGAGACTCTCTTCAATGCTCGTCAGAACCGTATCTCAGTGAAACAAAATGACGTCGATAACGCTATCCTACAAGCTATGGATGCTAATCCCCGCTGGTCAGAGAACCTCAGCGAACAGAACCAACGCTTCTTGCTAAGTGCTTTCCGTCCTACTGCTAAGACAATGATGGAAGGTGGGTTTAGTCCTGCGGACGTCGAGGACTTTGCTGAAAGAACGTTGGATGATAACTGGATGCGTGTTGATCCTAGATTTGGCGGCTCCTCAGAGGTATTCATTCCTCGTACTACAGAAGTACCAGATGGAGACTCTTACACACGGGCTTATGACGCAATCAACGAAAATCTTAAAGGATCAGGATTTGCTCGATTGGATTACCTAGCGCCTATCTCAGCTTCTGACCCTGAAGGTATCTGGATTGCAGTCGATAAAGACGGTAATGTCGCTAGATTTACCAATAAAGAAATTGGTATTGTATCTAGGACTGGCAAGCTACCAAATTAATAGGAGAAACTATGAGTAGTATTACAGACAGATTTGGGGACCCTTTTGGGTCTCCAAGCTTCTCTACGAAGGGTCTTACCCCTGAGCAGATAGCTGAAAGAGAAGAGGTTTTCAATGCACCAATAGCTGAAGGTCTTTATAAACCACGAGAACTCGATCCCTCAGAGATGGGAGCGGACTACGACCCCTTTGACCCTAACCGTCCTATGGCCCCTGCACCGTCACTAAGCACTTACGAATCTAGACGGTCAAATGCAATGGAGCTTGCAGGCAGGCAGGACAACATAATAGGTGCTACTGTTAACTACTTCGAAGAGCGTAACCTATTCCCTAAGAAAGGTGAGTTTCCTGCTGATCCTAACTTCGACCCTAATGACCATATCGCTATTTACGACCTTGTATCACCAGACTACTTTGATGAGTTGAACGAGGCTACTTCAAAAGAAGAGCTATATCGTCGGGCACAGTACTATGGACGTCTTACAAAGGACGCTGAGTATCTTGATACCTTAGGTGTAGAGGGTGTAGGCTATCGTATAGCAGCTTTGATGCTTGATATACCTTTCACACAGGTTCTTAAAATTGGTAAAGGTATTAAACTCACACGAGGTATCTCAGAGACGGTGGACAAGACTTATCTTGGCCGTGCTCTCGTAGCAGGTACGGTAGAAGGTGGCTTAGAAGGCATTAAGATGTCCCTAGCACCTCACACCCGCGACGAAGCTGATCTACTATTAGCTGTCGGCCTTGGTGGTGCTCTAGGTGGTATATTCAAATCAGGTACCTATACCGATGACGTACAGAAGGCCCTTATGGACCCTATTAAGGACCTTGGTAATGAGATTGCTGCGAATGGTGGTAAGTTGGTAATACCTCAGAAGACCCTATCTACTCTAGATAAGCTTCAGGTAAACGTAGCTACAGTACTGCGTACATCTAAATCACCTACACTCGCTAAGTTTGGTGACGAGGCCTTCCTCGATGTAACTCGAGCAGCTCCATCACAAGTCAAAGCAGCAGAAGTACAGACAGCTGTTATTGATGGTATCCAAACAGAGTTCAACCTACGCTTCACGCCCCTCTATAAGGAATACCTTAAAGAGACTCAGGGTACTGCGATTGGTTCTCGCTACCGTATTACAAGCCAAGATGACTTCTACGAGCTTGTAGGTCAAGTTGCTAATCAACCTAACCGTAATTGGGAAGGTGTGATCTCTCCAGAGCTCTTAGGTAAACTACGTAATGCCAATGAGGAGATGGGCAAAGCAGCTTATGACGTCCTACAGCGTAATGGGCATGAGATGTTCACAAACGGAGTTTTTAAACGTGGTGAGTATTTACCTCGTAGATGGAACCGCGCTAAGCTCCTAGAGGATATCAACGAAGGTCGCTTCGGTCTTAAAGGTAAGGAGACAGCATCTAAGATGTTCGCTACGGGTATCCGTAATGCTGTTAAGCAGCTGGGATACGACCTCACAGATGAGAAGGTTATGGAAGCTGGTAAACAGTTTGTAGAATCACTCACCAAAACACAGGTACGCCTAGGTGATCCAAACTTCATTATGGAAGACGTCGCCTTCCGTAGGGCCATTGATGATGTAAAGAAGGTACTCAACCTTGATACAGACGAAGCTGAGATGCTGGAGAAGGCCTTACAAGGTCGCCGCGCCTCTAAGGGCGTCCAAGAAGGCACCGCATCGGCTACTAAGAGACGAGGTGATGTTGACGTAGAGGCTAAGTATATCTCTGAGGATGGTACAGAACACGTACTTAGTGATTACCTAGAAAACAACGTCCAGTCTCTCTGGATGAGTTATGGACGTCAGATGGGTGGTGACACAGCCCTCCGTAAAATGGGTATCGATAACCGTCCAGACCTTGCAAAGATGCGTGCTCAGATACAGGAGGAACTCGTAGGTCCTACAGGCCAGCTAGATTCAGCTGGTAAACGAGACCTCGCTAACTTTGATGCTGTTATTGGTGACTTCTTAAACATCAGTGGTAAGCATGATCCTGAAGGTAACCTCTGGAAAGCAACACGGATTGCTAACAACCTCACACGCTCCTCTAAGTTAGGAGCTACGTGGTTCGCTATGAGTGCAGAACTTGCACAGGTAGTTGCAACTAACGGAGTAGTGAGTGTAATGAAAGCTGTTCCTGAGTTGGCTCGGATGAGTAAAGTCCTACGTGGCCCTAAGTCACAGGAACTCCTCGATGAGATTCAGAGCTTCTATAACCTCGGTGACGAGATTCTACAGATGCCTTCAGCTGCTCGTATTGACGAGATGTACACAACAGGTGCTAACAAAGGTCGCTTGGCGAAAGCTGAAGCTATCTCTGACCGTGCTGCGGAAGCTGCTTATATCCTAGGTGGTACTAAGTCAGGTACATCGGCACTAGAAACCCTCTTCGCTACATCGGCTAATAACCGTATTGCTAAGATGGCCGCTAAGAAACGCCTCGGTGCGAGTGACAAGTGGTTGTTGGATCAGATGGGTTTTACAGATGATGCTTCTAAGGCTAATCTACTCAACAATGTCCGTAACAATGCAGACGGTAAGAACAAGTTTCTCTTGAACCTCTCTAATTGGGATGATGCTGAGTCAGCACAGAGGCTTGCGTATGGTATGCGTCGGGTATCTAACATTGCTATTCAACGTGGTAATATTGGTGACCAGATGGGACGCTTCACAGTAGGCGGACAGCTTATTAAAGACAGTGCCTTGGGCTCGATGGCTATGAACCTTCGTAACTATATGCTCACAGCTTGGAATAAGCAGTTCAGCCGTATGGTAGGTCAATCACAACGTGGGGGTTATGAACGCTGGCAGGCCTTCAAGAACGTCACATACCAGATGGCTATTGTCGGTGGCTTAGGCTACTCAGCAAAGACTGGTTTGGATTACGCAGCAGGTGCGATTGATGATGATGAGTTTGAGGAGCGTATGTCACCTCAGGCTATCGCAGCTAACACATTCAATATGACCACCTTCGCCTCGTTCCTCCCAGTCGGGATGGATACACTAAGTACTATTGCTACTGGTGAGACGATGAGTGGGCGTCCTGTGCGTGGTGGCTCTACCAACATTGCTGGTGCTACTGGTTCGTATCTTATGGATACTCTAGGTGCAGCTAGGACAGCTGGTAAGGCTCTAGACCCGACCCGTGAGGTCACTTCATACGAGGCTCGTAAGGTTCTCGGACTATTACCACTCTCAACTATGATTGGTGTTAAGCAAGCCTTCTCTGGTCTCGCTGACGCAGCTACAGGAGAATAACTATGAGTAAAAAAGCAAGTCTGGATGATCTTAATTCCCTACACAGTATGGTTGCTAAGCAACTGGCTGGGGACTTAGATGATCCTAAAGTACTGTCGATGGCGATCCGCTTCCTTAAGGACAACGAGATCACCGCAGACATCTTAGAATCAGAGAGCATGATGAGCTTAACTGAATCTATCAAACGTATCGCTTCGGAGAGTAAGGAAACTAACTACTCTGTAGATGATATGCTCAATAAGACTCACTGAGAGCCTCTCTGAGGGCCTTCAGGCACTTTCGGGACACAATATACCTGAGAGTGCCTGATGGCTCTCTACGGGCCTCTCTGGGCTTCTGAGCGATAATAGGAGATATAATGGAACAAGAAGAAATTAAGAGAGCGATTGGAGACTTTAAGTACTTCCTAAAGCTTACGTGGGAGCATCTACGCTTACCACACCCTACTGAAATGCAATATTTCATAGCTGACTTCCTTCAGGAAGGCCATAGACGCTCTGTACTCCAAGCCTTGAGGGGTATTGGTAAGACTTGGGAGACAGGTGCCTTTGTAGCTTGGAGGTTGCTGAGGAATCCTAACGAGAAGATTCTAATTGTATCACAATCGGGGTCACACTCTGATGCTATTGCAATCTTTATCCGTAAGTTGATTGATACGATGCCTATATTGGAGCATTTACAACCACGACCTGACCAGCGATCCTCTGTGATTGCATTCGATGTTAATGGTTGTGATGTATCTGTTCAGCCTTCAGTGAAGTCTTTGGGTATCACATCCCAGCTTCAAGGTAACCGTGCGTCTTTGTTGATCTCAGACGATATCGAAGGCCAGCAGAACTCAGCTACTGAGAAGCGTCGGCAGGACCTATTGAATCAAGCAGCTGAATTTGAAGCTATCCTACAAACTGGTAATGACTCACAGATTCTAGTACTAGGTACACCCCAGTCCTCTGAGAGTATTTACAACAGAATGATCGAGAAAGGTTATGTGACTCGTATCTTCCCTGCAAAGTACCCTGAGGATGTGTCGGTATACAAAGGTTGTCTTGCAGATTACATTACACAACGCCTAGCAGCTGATCCAAACATCGTCGGTAAATCAATTGATAGTCGTTTCTCTGATGAGGACCTGATGCAGCGTGAGTTGTCTTATGGACGCTCAGGATTCAAACTGCAATTCCAACTGGACACAACCCTTAGCGATGCTGAGAAGTATCCATTGAAGAGCAGAGACCTTATCGTTACCGACCTCACACCTGAGCAAGGCCCTACGAGGCTCATATGGAGCTCACAGAGCAAGGACTCGATCTCTGAGCTACCTAATGTAGGCTTTACAGGTGATACGCTCCAGAGACCCTCTATGCAGGAGGATTATGGCAACTACGAAGGTAGTATCCTTGCGATTGACCCAAGTGGTCGTGGTAAAGATGAAATGGCATGGTGCATTGTTAACCACCTATTAGGTAAAGTCTTTGTGCCTGACTTCGGAGGTCTCCGTGGAGGCTATGTCGAAGAGAACTTAGTATTCTTAGCTGAGAAGGCAAGTGAATACAAAGTTAATAAGGTAGTAGTAGAGAGTAACTTTGGTGATGGGATGTTCAATAGCCTCCTAGCTCCTGTAATGAATGCTATCTACCCAGTGGCTATAGATGAGATTAGAAACAATGTGCAAAAAGAAAAGAGGATAATCGATACCCTCGAGCCATTACTAAACCAGCATCGACTTGTAGTGGACTATGGTGCCCTCAAGAGAGATATCGAATTCGGACTGAGTGACCCAAAGAGCATCTACTATTCTATGATGTACCAAATGACCCACTTGACGAATGAGAGAGGTTCCTTAGTGCATGATGATAGACTCGATGTGCTTGCATTGGGGATTGCTTACTGGAATGAGTATGGAATCCTGAAGCAGAATAGTGACGATGCATTGGGTGTCTATAAGAAGAAGATGGTGACTGATGAACTTAAGAGGAGAGCAGGTGTTTACAAGGCTCTGAACGCTCCTAAAAAGGGTACTAAATCGACTGCTTTAGGGCGTCTAAAAAGCTTCAAATAAGCCGTTGAAACTAAAGGTGCCCTTTGAAAGCCCCCTATAGAGGGGAAGCTCCGAGTTACTTAGTATATAGAGTAAAGAAAGAAGACAGTCTTAAGGGGTCTTTATGCTTCCTGAAGTTAGCTGCTAAGGGCACTTGCTTCAGGGACATAAACTTACCTTAATTTGAGTAGAGAATTACTATCACAATAACCATTACAATTATTACTTAAGATGATGCTTAGGGGCTTTGTTCCTAGCTAGGCATCGAGGTTTGGATTCGAGTAGCCTTAGGACGATGTTAGGATTCGATTAGCATCGTTGAGACTATTATTATTATTATTATCTACAATTAACAGTCAGGGTTTTTAGAGATGCTTGGGGGTGATCCATAAGCGAAGCCTGAGGTACTTAAAAAATACTAAAAAAATATGAAGGGGTATTCATTAAGAATCAGCCAGAGATTCCCCCCATCCCCCCTTCTATTTGAGGAAGCATATATTATTTTAACAAGCCTTTATTTGCAGCAATAGGATCGAATCGAAACATAGGGGCCTAAGAATATCGAATCGGATGCAGTAGGATGCTTGAAGGATGCAGTGGGATGCTTGAAGGATGCAGTGGGATGTAGTGAGTTGCTTAAGGGATGCTATACAGTATCCCAAGCTTTACTAATAGGACCGATCCGGACCTAATTTAAGATTGCATAGGGATACTTAGCGGTATCCCAATTGTACTTAATAGGACCGATCCGGACCTAATTTAATACTATATGGGAATGTTATGATTGCACTAGGGGCAGGGGATAGCGTTCCCGTTGCAGCAGTTTGTGATCACATATAGAAGCATAGAGAAGCATAGAGAAGCATAGAGAAGCATATAGGGACCTAGAATAGGGTCCTTTTGCAGCGGTTTAACTGCAGGCTGCTATATCGAGTGCAACGAGATAGCCTCAAGCTGCTATATCGAGTGCAACGAGATAGCCTCAGGCTGCTATATCGAGTGCAACGAGATAGCCTCAGGCTGCTATATC